TGTAAGTTGCTACGATGAAACCTGCTTCAATACCGGGAACACCCTTCACACCGGAGTATGTAGGGGTGATTCTCTTAGAGTCCATGAATCGCTGTTGGGATTGCAACAGTTGTTGAGTGCGCATAAGCGTATCATATCCTGTTAGCATAACCTTTGGATTACCACCGCGAGTCCAAATCTGTTGGAATAGACCATCAAGTTGGTTTAGTGAAAGGTTTCGGTTAACGGATGTTCCGCTACCGTCGCCACCAATGTCACATTCTGCGCTGTGGAAAGCCTTGTCACCATTACGAGTAATTGAATACATGTCGTGGTCAGCAAGAGTATCAACTGAACCGGACGCGATAGTGAGTTTAGAAGGGTCACTTGTCACTCGGTCAAGAGATTCAAAGTCGTTTCCGGCGGCAGTAGTAACATCTTGAAGCATCATTTTGTTAACATGCTCAGCGTGGTGCTTACCCATCTCTTCTTTCAAGACTTGACGAACATCGCCCATTCCGTCATCCTTGTCGGATAGGAACATGCTTACTTCGGACAAGTCAAAAGTGTGCGCGATGGTCTTAGGCTTAGCCGCGACATGTAGGAACTCCGGTCGTGAGGTGTCCGGTAGCGTAGCGTTCTCAGCAAGACCGCCACCCTTCTCAAAGGATGCGCGTTCTGTGAGAATACGCCATCCGCTTCTTTCCCACGGTTTCTTCGGTAGGATTGAAAACGCGTTAAACTCTTGGTTCAACTGTGACCAAACCTTGCGTCCGTAAACTGCTTGGTATGTTCCGGCGGTGGTTGACATCATCGGGCTGTCTGCCTTCAAAATGTCTCCGCTTGAATAGGTATATCCTGTTTGTGCCGCGCCACCGTAGTAGTAGCGTTCCATGTCTTGAACTGTTCTTACATAATTTCGTGCCATATATTTCACTCCCCCTTCAATGCTTTGTCAGCAAGTCGGTGAACATCGTCCCACGACATATTTGCCATCTCCGTAGTATCGGGAACAGAAATGGAGGTTGATGAAACGCTCTTTGTGAGTGTTTCTCCTCCGGTGTGTGCAACATTACTGATGCGTTGGTCAAGTGCAACAACAGCCTTTTGAAGTTCAAGAAGAGGTCGGCGGGAATCAAAGTTAGCCTTTGCCTTTTCGTTCTTCGCGATGGTCTGTTCTGCTGAAAGTCGGTCTGCAAAGTAGTTACCAAGAGAGCCTTTGAATTGTTGTTCAGTTGCCGCGGCCTTGTAAACTTCGTAAGCCGATTCAATATCGGATTGAGAAACATTGCCCGCGTTGAGGTAGTCTTGTTTAATGACATTGGTGTTTCCTTTTCCGCCTTGTCCAAAGTCCATCTTTGGTCGCTTTGAGGATTCGCCTTCACCTGCGCCTTCAAGAGAACCTTGTCCGCGGTGGTCGTAGCCGGATTGCCCCGGTCCATATCCTTTGTTCACACTATCAAAATGAGCGCGAGCGTCAGCAATGTCATGTCCTTGACTCTTTGCTGTTGACTCAAGCCATTGCAGATAGTCAGTTGTTATCATATCTTCTGCTTTTGCTGTCATGTCATCACCATACATCATATCCTCGTCTTCGTCGTCGTCGTCTTCGTCGTCGTCAAGTCCGGGGAGTTTAGGTTCTTTCTTCTCCTTCTTAGGAGGGAAAGGTGCGTCGTCTCCGCCATCGTCGCCCATCGGGAAACCTTTGTCGGAGTCTTCGTCTTTCTTTTTATCATCTTCTTCGTCGTCCAATTTCTTGGAGAGTCTTTCTAATACGGTTTGTAGTTCGCTCATTGGGTCAGTCATAGTATCACCTGTGTCTTCCTTGAGAATACGAAACTGTGCTTCGGGGTTAATACCCTTCTCACAAATCGTGACCTCATGGAGTTCCATACGACGGATTTCACGGTAGTCACCGCGAGTCGCGTCGCTTTTGTTGACGCGCTCAAAGGCTTGACCGCCTATTGAGAACGACCGTAGGTTGCCCTTACGGATTTCGGATGCAACTTCGCGGGCCTTTTCAATGTCTCCGCGTAGTTGAATGACAACAAACATGCCGGTATCATCCACTTCGGATTTCCATACGCGACCGTTACTATCAGTGTAAGAAGGGATTACCGTTCCTACTTGAATGTTAGAGTGTGCAAGTTGCACATTGCGGAATGCTTCTGCTTTCATAAATCCGCCAAATGCGTCTTTCAATGCTCCGCGTGTGATAAGGTCGCCTTGCTTGTCAACCATCTCAACAGATGCATACCCTGCAACAACCAAATCATCTCCGAACCCCTTGAGGACAAGGGGAGTGGATTGAGCAGGTGCAAGAATTGCCATCAAAAATCGTCATGTTCTATTCGTATATTAAACGCGCGGTTTAGTTATAGTGATGTTCCCGCGATTGTCCGTGGTGGCTTCTTCGCCTTCAGTGGTGCGAATACGCGTTGGTTTTTTGTTTGTTTCCGCGGGCTTTTCTTTGTATTCGCGAGAGGCAGGGTCAAAGTCCGGCAATGTGTCATCATTCATGTTGGTAGTTGGCCCTCGCGGGGACTCAACATCCGCATCTCCGTAATCAAGACCAAGACCTTGAACACCTGTGCTTGTAATTTTTTCTTTACTCAAGCGTTCAAGACTACGCTCAAGAACTTGGAGTCCGCGTTTGATAATCTCCTCTTCTTCGGATAATATCTGTTTGCGCTTCTTTGTGTGTCCCGCGGGAACTTCGGGTTCAACTTCTTTCTCCTCTTCGCGCTTGAGCAACACTGTCGCGATTGGTTGCCAATACGGGCGAACATCTTCGGCTAATTTGAACAGGTAATCATCGTCCCCCCACATACTCTTCTCGGCTTCAATCATCCACCCCTGCTCTTCTCTATTGATTTTGTAAATCACTTCATCGTGAAGTGACGGGAATATGATATGAAGTCGCCCTTTCTTGAGTCGCGCTTTATGAGGCACTTTTGAATCGTTCGTCATAATTGATAGCGACTCAACGCTATCTGCGGCTTGAGGGTGAGAGTCACGGTCAATACGCGCGGAACGGATTGTAAACACAGGGTATTCGGATTGATTGCATGAAACGCCTGTGCAGAATACACTTACATATTCTCCCTTGTCAAATCCTCTTGGTCCTTTCGCGCTTCCAATATCCATGTAATGTTGTCCTTCATACTCAACGGAGCGCGCACCATAGTGTTCGGGGTGCATAATTGGACCAACACCAATGCGATAAGTCGCACCTTTGCGGTCAAGAATGATTACATCAACTCTCTTCTCCTTACTCAAAAGAACCCACTTAGGGTGTCGTATCTCCCCTCTCATGTAAGTTGTTGATGCGTCGCGCAACAAAATATCACTTGGGGATTCGTCGCGCAAAAGTGAAACTGCTTCTGCTAAACCTGTATCGTCTGCGCGTTTGGTGTTGTAGGGTTCGGGCATTTTGATATGCACCGAAGATTCAAAGTGTGCGCGTAAATGCCTCACTCGGTCTTTAGCGGGCATATTATGTGTTTTCTCATCTGCCGCCTCAAGCAAGTCAATGAAATACAACATGTCATCGCCGATGACAGCGTGAACAACGAAGTCTTTGTCGTTCACTTTACCCATCTCTTCTTGCATGTCGCTACTCAACTCAACCAATTTCATGTCCGCGTTGTATGCTTTAGTTTTCTTACCCTTCTTTTGAAGAATAATTGGTTCGCCTTTGGGTATGTGCGAGGCTATCCAATCACCGCTGAATCCGCGTAAGTGTTTCAAATCACTAAGGTCAAAGATTCTATGCATTGATTTAATCGGTGTAGGTCGTCCATCATCTTTGATAATCAAAGTGTCATCTGTTACTCTATCCGCACACATTTGAAAATACTCGTTAGAACTGTTTGCCCCCGCGTCTAATGCGGCTTGACCCGATTGCATAGTGGTATTCACACCATCACCTGCTCGCTCTTGCTCTTGACTGACTTGTAACGGTTGCGTTTCATGAGGTTGATAAATTGTGTCATCATAATTATTCAGCCCTTCGTGCGCGTCTTTCAGCAAATCGGGGGAGACATACCCAACACTTGAAGGTGGTGCTTGGTGAAAGTGTGGTCTTTGAGGGTTGTCAAGCATCATCTGTGTTGGGTGTTGGTCGCGAATGGTGAACTGCGGATTGATGATTGTCCCCATTTGGTCTTTACTTGCTAAACAATCAGCGATTGCAGGGAGGGGTGCGCGTGAAGGATGACGACCGCCAACCTCCACTTGAGTCAGTTCAGCAGGTGCGGCCTTGCTTTCACCTTTGATTTCAGTTGGTTTGGCTAAGTCCTCAAACACTTCGGCTAAACGCTTTGGTAATTTCTTAAACTTTCTTTGACCAAACGGCATAAAAGCGAATTGGTTGCGAAGATTTACACAATAAGGTGTGCCTTGCGTTTGTGATTTAATGTCTTTCAGCACAGCGTCAAGAGCCTTAATTTCAGTCTTTTGAGAGATATTTGCATTCTTTTTCATACCAACCTCGTATTGATGAACTCCCTCTCCACCACTCATCAACGGTGTGAATATCTTCTCACCGTCTTCGTTAAGCGAGGTGTGCATAGCGTCATGATTATGGTCGCCCATTCTGTTATCCACCATTTTATGCTCAACAGGTTCACCACTTTCATTACCATGAGGTATGTATCGCGCGTATAATCTATTCATCAACTCTTCATTGCTGTTTTTGTCCTTACTAACGGCTTGCACTCTCTCCAATACCGCTTGCGCGATTTTGTATTCCTTTGTCAATTCGGGGTCTTGATTCCCAATCTTACCGTTGATAAACGCTTCAAAGACATGACCTCCTGTTGGTTTCTCACCTTTGGATTCTAACGGCGCGAAATGTTCGCGAGCATTAGGTAAGTCATCTGTTCCTATTTTGAATGTCATGCGCGGAACTGTATATTCAACAATCTTTTTAATCGCGTCTTCGTCAACATAATCGCTTACTTTGATAGTTATAGGACCGCCCTCATCTCCCAATCCGCTAAGATGACCATGTTCAAGAAACTCTCTCCTCTCTTCGGGACTTTTGTTTCTCATGAAGCGTTCGCTGATGTTGTAAGCAACTGTGAGATTTGCATGTGTTTGGTTGTTTTCGCGCGCTGTCCCTGTCTTAAATGCGCTCGGTCGTATGTTCTCAATAAGTGGTTTGAATATGGTTTGATAGGCCAACTTTGTCGCGTTGTGCGTTTGTGTTGCGTGTTCCGTCTCATAATGCTGTTGCTCATGAGGAGTAGGAGTTGGATTGTGACCTATCGTTTTGTGCGAATAAGCCATTTGTTCGTGTAAACGCGAGGTGAGAATGTCAGCAATGTCCTCTTTACCGGCTTTCATCGCTTCACTTATCTGTTCTCTTAAGTTCCTACACGCGTAATCGTAATGTTGTTGTGGAGAAGGGCCGGTTTTGAAACTTTTAATCTCCTCATCGTCGTTGATGTATCGCCCATCAAGTTGCCCTTGACGCGCATCATAAAGAATCTCTTGTTGTAGTTTGGGCGACAATTTGGCAAATGGTGTTCCTTTCGCGTCAACATACCTAAGTTGAATGAACTCGCTTAATTCTCCGAACCCCGCGAGAGATTTGTCAGTCAACGGTTTCAATCTCATTATACCACCTTTTGCGGTGTGAGCATCCATGCTTTTTTGGTATTGGTCGCTATCATAAACACCTATGCCGTAGTCTTCATACGGTTCATTCCCCAACAGTTCTGCCGCCATATCCGCATCGGGTCGCCCTAACACATCCTTATGGTCTTTAGATGTGAGAATTGATTTAGGGTTAGCCAATCTTTGTTTCCACTCTTCATGGTGTTTCTCATCATGGACGGATGGATGGTGATGCGCGTTAGCGAAGAGAAGATTCTTTCTCGCTAACATTTCAAGCGTGTGTTGAACTGTCATATTGGTATTGTATGTGTGATGATAGGGTGTGCGCTTTTTGGTCGCATTTTCCAATTCTGTTAACATACCTTGACTATGAAATGTTCTCCCATCATTTTTCTTTTTAATCGCATTAAGCCTATGCGCTCTATCTCGCGACATAGGATGGTAACTGTAATTGTTGTCGGTTCGTCCTGTCTTTACTTCTGCCGATAGAATACCACCCATAGGGAAGTCGGTGTTGTAAGGCAATAACGCGCCGAGAAAGTTCAAACCCGGAGCCGCGGGATAGAGAGTAGGAGAACCTTTGAGTGAGTGTTCCCACTCATCCTGTGATTCGTCTTCATCCAATATCTCTTCATCTTTATCTCCTTCGGCAAGGAATCTCAACTTCATCGCTTCGCGAGTTGATTGAGTTTGAGATTTACCGTCGGGTCGGCTTGGGTATGCTTCAAGTTCAACGCGTTCACCGTTAGCCAACTTCTCTTCTGCCTGTTTGATAGCGTCTTGAGTTTCGCGATTTTCATTCATCCATCGTCTCAAAGACTTGTTGTGTTCAATCCTTTCACCGCGGCTCATGTCATCCGTGTATTGCCAACTTTGAGTAAGAGGCTTGTTACCTTTCCAATTACCCCTCTTATCGGGAATGCCGCGAGTAGGGAATATCTTTGGGTCAACTTGTTTAGCGAAGTCGGTGAATAACACACCGGGCAAACCTTCGTGCAACGCTTCTGCTATTTCATAAAACTCGCGCGAAAGAGAACCCATGCCGTTATTCAACCCATGAACCATTTCATCAAGACATGTGGCTTCATATTCCGGCTCTTGTGAAGGGTCAAAGTTGTGGTCTGTTAGTTTGTGAGTGTGATTGTAATGCTCAAGCATTCCGAAGTTCTCGGCTGTTGAGATTTGATGATTAACGCTCGCGACGATGTAATGTTGAGCGTCTTCTGCTTCTTCGGCTGTGATGATACCTAACTTCACCGCGTTGTCAAAGTCGGGTATCTTGGGGAGTTTACCTTTGTGTTTGATTTTCATTACATCGCGAACTTGCTGTGCCTTTGTTGCCCCAATAGCCTCTTCAACCATCTCGTCGTATCTGTCTTGGTCAATATCAATACCTTGATTTTTCCAAGCAGAATCAACACTTTCGGGGTCTTTGATGAAGTTTGCGCGCCTTGCTTCAATGCTGTTTGGCCCTGCAACTCTCTCCCAACCATCCTCACCAAAGTTCAGTTTCTTGAATGGGTCTTGAAACCCCTCCATTTTCATGTCGCTCGGTCGCCCCGCAACTGTCCCCGCATGAGAACTGCCGGGGAAACCGGAGTAAAGTTGGTGTAATGCTTTAGAGAAAAGTTTGAGATTGCGCGTCATGAATCCGCGTGGATGTTGCGCGCCCGGACCAAACGCTTCGTCAAGTAATGAGTCGTCAAAACTTTTAGTGGCGGTGTATGTCTTGTTACCTTTCTCGTCTGTCTTGCTTTGAGAACCGCCACCATTAGCGACCCACTCCATCACTTTTATTTGGTCGTCGTAATCAAGCATGGTTATCCCAAGCATGACAGGTAGTAAGCCCATCTCGCGATGACGGTTTTGCTTCACCATATGGCTTATGTCCCCGTAAACGCATTGACCTGTATCTTGGTCATATAGGTCGCTTTCAAACAACTGCTCATGCGGAATGCCCTTCATCTCATACATTTTATGATGAAAGAACTCGCGCTCTCCCGGCGTTTCGGCTTGAGGAAAATGCTCTTTGTGATTCGTGCAATATCGCTTATACGCGGCCTCTCTCATCTTTTCATGTGTGACTCCCTCATCGCCCCACGGACCGAGCATGAGGTTGCTCTTCGCAGACTTAGGCATGTGCTTTTCAGCCTCTAACATCTTCTCATCCAATTTACCTCTCCTACGATGATATAGGTCTTGAATCAAATTGAACGCTAATGGGGTGTTGGAGTGGAGATTCGCGTTAGCGGTTGGTCGGTTGAAGAAACCAAGTTTGGCGAGGTGATGCGCTTTATGCTTAGAAGGAACACCTTGCATCCTATCTTCGCTACTGTTCCCCCTCCAACGGAACATACGCTGATAGCATTTCTTCTTCACAGCAGGGTCTTCGCTTGATAGTTGACCATAAAGAACATCTTTCATTTTACGAGGGTGGCGAATACCCATTCCTGTTTGCGCACCGGCATGCCCTTCACGAAACATGCGTCGCCATGCCCTATCGGACACGGTTCTGCGCTCACCATACGCGTCTTCATTTGCGGTAGCCGCGCCAATATCACCGTCTTGAGCAGTTCTTTCAATCTCAACCGCTTTACGCAAGTAGTCCTCTATCAAAGGGATGTATGGGGGAGACGCGTAACCGTAGTTCTCTAAATTAGTGTTGCTGAATAGAACATCAGCCGCTTCGTTCAAAGCGTCTCCTTTGTGAATGTATCTCGCTTGAATGTATTCATCCATCACGCGTTGGTGATAACGAAGTGCATTCTCTTTAGACACACAATCCACCACCTCAGTAATAATCCGTTATGGAGAATGCGCTTGGTGGACTCTTATCGGGGTCGCCACCTGCATTGTTTTCGTGTGCGGGCAACGCGTTGTCGTGAGGATTAGCATTCATCAAAGTAACTTCTTCTTTCTTGGGTTCTGTTCGCTTCACATCTTCAACTTCGGCAAGGCGTTGATTGGTGTCAAAGTAGCCTGTCTTAACAGCCTCAACACCTGTGACATTTTGAAACAAGTTTCCTACTTTCGTATCAAACTTATCTGCAACTACCTTCGCTTCTTTGAGAAGTGCTTCTAAATCCGGCGCGTTCTGCCCTGCTTCAACTTTCATTGGCTTCATTGTATCACCTCAAACTCCCACAAGTTGCACAAGCGGGGTGTCCGCACAAGTCATCGCCTTGTGGTTCACCTTGTTTTGGATTAGGATTACCTGTCGTCGTCATTTCATTTGCATAGCCATTACAGTTTTGCTGTTTAAGAATCATCATTGCCGCGTCTATTGGCTTCATTGGTCCACTCTCCTACCTTCTGCTTGCGCCGCTACATTAGCCATCGCGTGAATATCGTCCCATGACATATCGTGCCATTCTTCGTTTGTGTCGGGCATAGTCATACCATCCATAGATTCGTTGACCCTATTCGCCGCTTTTGAGATTACTTCATCGCGTTCACCGCGGAGAGGGTCGCCCCACACATCTTCGCTTGCGGGTGTTACTGCTTTGACGAAACCGGACTTGCGAAGCATAGTATGAGGATTAGAAACTTGCTTTCGCAACATATTCAATTCTGCGTCCATGCTCTCCATTTTACCAATGAGTGCTTTCATAAGCATTGCCGCGTCAGCGGGCTTACTGTCAGTCAAGTATTACACCTGCCCTTGCTTCTTGAAAACGCCACCGATTCTATCCGGGCCAACATAGCCCATAGGTCGCGATTCTCCTTTAGCAATGACACTTTCAATACTGTTGAATTGCATTACAGGAACACCACCCGCGTATCTGTCATTGACACCTTTAATCTTAACATCAGTTTGAGATTTGTAAATTGCTGTTACATCATCCGCGAGATAATCGCTTGTTGACTGAATGCTTCGCAAAAACTGTTCTGCTGATACAAGGTCGTTGTTAGAGAGTGCTACTTTGAACTCCGCGACGGCTGTTTCCAACTTGCGCACAATCGGGTCCATCTTACTTAGGAGGTTGCTCATGGATAAGCCCATTACCGCCGGACTCTTGAAGGTATCGCCTCAAAATCCGCTTTCTTTGTTCTTACTCGTAGGGTCTTTCGCGGCTTCAACAGCGTCAAGTGCTTGTTCGGTCACAGTCTTCTCCGAACCTCTTTGATTCTTCTTAGATGTTGGCGCGCCACTCAAATGAGTTTCGGAACTGATAGGTGCAGGGCCGTTATCGCGTTGCCCTGTTCCTTCACCAAGACCGGCCATCGCTCCCTTCTCCATCATCATAATTTGACCGCCGCCGCCTTGAGGCGGAGGTCCGCCTTGAGGTGGTAGCCCCCCGCCACCTTGAGGCATCATTCCCCCGCCCGGAGGTAAGCCTTGTGGGGGCGGCATAGGCATACCGCCACCCGGCATTGGAGGTGGTTGTTGACCACCCGGAGGCGGTGCGCCGCCACCCGGAGGTTGTTGTTGCTGTTGTTGTTGAGGGTCGGGCTTTGAGTAAGTGAATCGTATGTCGCTACCTGCACCTTCTGTGAGTTCTGCTTCAAATCCAAGTTGTATCATACGCTGTGCTATGTTTACTTCTTGCTCATCGCGTCGTAGCCTTGTCACATCATCTTCTTCTTCGTTAGGATAAAGTGTAAGTTCCCACTCATCAACACCCATCTCTTTGAGAAGGCGCGGGAATAGATTTTTCGCGTAAACTTTCTGTCCGTATTCAACGGCGCGATTAGTGACAAGGATTTGCATTCCTTCATTGTTGAGTCCGCCGGATTTACCCGCGTCCATCATAAAGATGCTTGACACCCCATAGAATGCGGCAATGCGAGTCCTTACTTCATCGCGTATTTGTGAATACTGCATCTCATCAAGGCTATCCATGAAGCGAACAAACTCAACCTTACCACGACCCGATGCTGATTCAATACCAACCTTCGGAATGTAGTGAGGGTCGCGTTCCATCTTCTCTTCTGCTCCTTTCCAAAACGATGCTGTGGATTGAATGTTGTCTGTTGTAATTGCGAGAATACCGCGAGGGATTCTGCGCTTTTGATATGCGAGGTAAATGTAATTATCCATCGCGGTGAGAGTTTGTGCCTGTCGCCACATCGTAGCAACAGGGCTTCGGCCATACAGTTTAGACGGGTTGTATTTGCTTGTGTGGAGTATTTCTCCCTCAATGTAATACTGTGTCTTACCGCTACCCGCAGTATTGATGTAATGAACATCTTGGAGAGGTAATGAGCAAACATCACACTTGTGATGGTCGCCATTGTGAGGGTATGTTTTGTCTCGGTGAACAGGGCAGATGAGATACCTACCGCCGCGTGAACCGCGCTTATCGGCAACAATTCTCATGAATGTTGGGTCGCCGCGCATAACTTCTTTAATTCGGAAAAAGGCAATCTCGCCGCTGTCGGGGTCAATGAAATACTCTTTAATGAGGATGAGGAACGCGTCATCAACAATATCTAAATCCCATTCAACTTCGCGCATAACATCCATGAACGATTGGTCCATGCTGTTTCTTTGGTCTAACAGCCAACGCGGGTAAAGTATTTGGTCAACATCGGGAGATTCAAACTCCTTCATTCCACATAAATGACATTCATCAACTGTGTCGTGTTGGTATTCTTCTTTGCAGTTCGTGCATTTTTTATGAAACTTTTTCTGCCAATAGTGGCCGCGCCTAAACACTTCTTGACAAAGTGTATTGATGGTGGTTCTCAAAACAACAGACTCTTGAACTGTCGCGTAAAGAGCAGGGATGCTCACACCTTGAACAAGAACAGGTTCTTGAATACCCGCTTTCCAAAGCGGCATGATAGGTTCGGGAGTGGTTCGTCGTCGGAATGGTTTTGATAGTGTTGACAAGAATCTGCCGACTACACCTTGCTCGTCTTTAGCCATTAAATCAACCTCTCTATACGGTGAATGTCGTCCACAAGGCGGATGACTTCATTATCCCGTTGTCCCCATGCACGAACTTCATGCTCTTCAACCTTCCACTCTCGGAGTAACTTATCGCGTTCTTCGGGAACATCCTTCCAATTTTCCCATTTGACGACGCGGTATAGTTCATCTCTTCGGGACTTGACAAGGTTTGTTTTAGAACCCCTCAAGTCAAGCAACTGCAATACTGCGCTCGCTTGAGCCTTCTTCATTTGCAAATGCGGTTGAATACCTTTGAGTAACTTTCTCAAGTCATCCGCGCCATAGAATTGAAGGCGATGTTGTGTGCGCTTACTGTTTTTATGTATTTTCAAATCAGTCTGTAACACACCACAGCCGAGAGCCTTGTGCAAGTTTTCACAGTGGATTTTACCTCGCCCACCCGTCGCTACAAAACCTGCTCTTGGTTCTAATCTCTTGGTGATTGTAATGTAACCATCCGCGTCAAGAAAGCCCGCGGCGTAAGCCCATACATCTTTGACAATAACAAAGTCGTCACGAACAACGCCGTAGTTTGTGCCGATTCTTTCAATATCATATTCAACGCCATGCGTCTTTAGCAACGAAGCCATCTTGTTGATTGTTAGATTTTTCGGTGAGCCTATTGAGTTGTAAATCTCATTTGATGATAGCGGCCCTCTTTCTGTTAGAACATCGCTTGTGCGCGTAAGCCATATCGCTTCTTGTTTCTTGATGTTGTCAATTGAATGTAATGTTTGCCGCCATTGCTTCTTAGCATCCTTCCTCATTTGGTTTGCGCCTAACCACATCTCTAATTGGTTCGCGTCAAAGTCCCCTTCAACTTGAGCCAATTTTGAAATAACATCATTGGCCTGTTCCCACGATGCACAGGCGCGTCTTAAAGCGAACTCGCGAGAAGAACCATGTTTCCTCAATGCGAGTAAATCCCTGTCGGAAACACCAAGCCCGCGTATAGAAGACAGGTGTTCGTCAGCCCATGATAACGACTTGAGTGTTGATTCAACTTCTTCGCGCTTAGCAACTCGTATCGCTTTGATAGCAAGGTCAATGTCGTCGCGCATGTCTTTTCTTTCACGGCGAGCCATTCTCAAATCCTTCACCATAGTTTCAGCGTCTTTACCAAACACTGATTGAAACCAACCGTTTTGCGGCATTGCGCTTTTGAGTTGTTGCGTTGCGGCTTGAACTAACTCTTGCTTCTTCTTCTCCTCTTCAATCTCGTTCGGTTTTGGGGGTTCAGTTCCACCCGCTAATGCGCCTTGTCCTTGCGCTACGGGTGCATCCCCGTCGCCAATCTTCGCTCCTTGTATTGAGTTCTTCAATAAAGAATCAAAGACCCTTTCAAACGCTTCATCTTTGAGAATAGAACCCGACCACATGGTAATCACCGTGTTTCGTATCGCGCGACCATTTTCTTTAGTGAGTTACCGTTCTGTTTATCCAACAGCGCGTAACAAGGACATTTAGGTGCAGACTTAGAACATTCCATTTTGTCTTTCATCATGCACACACAAGGGGTTTTCTTAGTTGCGCCGCAACAGCATTTATCTTTCATTTCTTCTTGCCTCCTTTCTTCTTACCCGTTCCGACTTTACCTTGACAAACCTTCACAGCATATCCATTAGCGTAAGCCGACGGGTAAACATCATACTTGCGCTTAGCCGCCGCTTTACCTTTAGGGCATAACTTCTTTTCCAACACCCCAAACGCGATGTTGTTGCATACGCAATGATTACAGTCACATTCGCTCAACAGTTCCACCTCTTGAGTGATGCGCCTTTTGGAGTGAGTTTACCGCCTTTACTTGTAGCACCTTTCATACCTCCCATCCGCGCGCAAAATGACTTACGACGCTTCGCTGATTTACTACCGGGTTTGAGTGAACTTGGTTTCTTGGTGACAGGGGGTTTGAGGTTCGCACCTGTTTTGCGTTTAGCGGCGGCACGACCTTTAGCATTCAATCCACCCTTCTTACTGTGCTTGTTTGGATTGTAACCGTGAAACGGTTTTGACTTCTTCTTTGCTTTCAGCATCATAAATGCTATCTCGTCGGGTGTGCAACAGTCGCAATAATCTTCGTTCAATCAATCAACCCCGCCATCATATCATCAATGTCAACTATGCGCTCGCGGAACTCGGTTGTCCCCCAATGCGCTAAGGCAAGCGCGATAGCAAAGTCATCGTGGCGACCGATGCTATCCAACTTGCCCTTCTTTGACATGCCGAACATAAGTAGTTCCCGTTCTAACTCGCTCATAAGGGTTCGGGAGTTCTCATCGCCCCACGGCAACCTCAATTGCTCTTTCTCAAAACGCATAACTAATCCCATAAGAAGAGATTCTCGGCGTTGCCGAGTTGAAATGAATGTCTTAATTGGTAAGTCTGTGTCCGCGCGTAATTCAGTAGCGAACACACGCTGAAAATTGTTCGCTTCAAGTTCTATTACATCGGGCGCGAACTTCGCGTTGAGTTTTTGAATCTCCATAATCTGTGTTCGGAAATCCATATTCTTTCTGCGAACTACATGAACCAACTCAAGCAATTCGGGATTGGTTGAAGGACGACGAAGCACCACCATAACAGTGTAGTCAGCCGACCTGTCCGACGAAATAGCCGGGTCCCATCCGACGAAGTATTGGTCATCGGGGTCGCCATCTGCGCGATTGATAATTCGCAAATCGCTATCTTTCGCGGCTTGAAGAACTAACGAAGGGAATAAACTGCTCATGTCATCCATCGGCTCACATAGATATTCGCGAGCAAACGCAATAGCGGGCATGTCATTTCTGCGCGCATCAAGAGAATCTAAGTCCCAACGCTCCGGCCAAAGCGCGACACCTTGCGTATTGATAGCAGGGTATGTCTCAACAAGGTAGCCTTCGCGCTGTTCCAACTCCGTGTAAAGGTCAGTTGGTGTAAACGGCGTTCCAACAATCATCAGTTTAGATGTGTGGTGAAGTGTAGGAACAAGAACCTCATAGAACCAACTCGCGACTCTTTGAAGTTCGGTATCTGTTGTCCCCCACAGAATATCGTCGCATAGAATGAGGTCGGGGTGAATACCACGAATAGCACCACCAACAGACTTCGCGCTGATGTTTGAGCCATTACTGAAACCAAAGAATGTCTTTGACCAAGAATCGGCTTTCTTCATGCGCGCCATGAAAGGTATTCCATCTATGAGGTCATTGAGTGTCCTCATGTGATGTATGGATTGGTGCAGACTGTGACTGATAAGAACCGCTTTGCATTTAGGATTGAACGCGACTTTCCAAAGCAAGTAGCCGAGGAACAGCGTTGATTTACCGTGGTCACGCGCCGCTTTCACACAGTATCGTCGTTGTGATTCAAGATTATTATACCATTTTTCGTGGTGGTGAGATAACTGAAAACCAAGAATGTCTTCAAAGAAGAACTTGAAGTCGCGCTTAGCAACTTCGTAGTCAATCTCTTCAACAGTTTCAAGGCTTAAGCCCTCCATAGGGCATCATCACCTGTGCTTCAAAATCATGAGTGCATTCCACGCGCTATCAATAGGGTCTTCGGAAAACTCCATCTGTGTCGGCATCATAGGCTCTTTGGGTTTCTTTTCAGTAAGTGTAGGTGCAGGTGGCTCATCCGGTGTGGATGGCTCATCCGGTGCAGATGCGCCGGGGTCTTCGCCTCCGCCGCCTGTCAATGTAGGCGCAGGGGATGAAGCGTCACCGCCACCAAAGCCGCGTCGGTCAGCGTGTTGTTGAGCCATTCTCCTTTGATATGCGGTCAATCTTCGCTTACCGCCACTCTTTGTAGGAACGGCTCTCATCGCCCCTTCTAATCCACCCATGTCGTTTCCGGTGAAGTTTCTCATCGCATCAACAAGCGAGCGAGAAGTTCTTCCTCGCGTTGTGTTTGCCGCGCCGAACTCTTTGTTTCCGTCATGGCCTTCTCCCGAAAAGTTCGCGTAAGCGTCTTCTTCGGGTTCGGGCATTGGTGTGTCGGTTTGAGCCGCTTCAACAGCCGCCGGTTCTGCGCCTCCCGCAACTGCTTCGGAAGGTGTAGGCATAGGTGATGCCTCTTCGGGCATTGCCGTTTCCGGTGAAGTTTCAGTCATTGTAGGTGCAGGTGAAGTTTCAGTCATTGTAGGTGCAGGTGAAGTTTCTTCTTCTGCCGCGGGTGGAGTTTCAATAGCCCTGTCTTGAGCCTGTTTATCTCCGATTTGTCTAACCCTGTCGCGGAAACTTCTTTTCGCGTCCGGGTCATTGAGTTTCTCATTGATGCCGCCTTGTGACTCCATCAATTCAGCCAACTTCGCTTGTTGCTCATCAGTTCCGGGCAACTTACCTGTTGCCGCATTACCGCCATGCATTGTATTTTTCAAGTTGCGTATCTCGTCTTGATTGTCTCTCAAACTACCTTCATTGCTGATACGCCCGCGTTTTGCGGCTCGGTTTTCAGCGTATGCCTTTGGAGCGTTTTTGATACCTTGTGCTAATCTTGACATTCTTCCGCGGAATCCTTCTTTGGCTGAACCGTCTGCTTCGCGACCCATTCTGCCGGAGAAGAAATCTTTTGCCGCGCCAAGAGCCTGTTTGCCTCCTTCTTTTGCCGCGTCATATCCGCGACCGGCCATATTCATAGCACCTGCCGCACCTGCCGCCATAGCAGGTCCGGCTGTATCTCGCATGTAGTCGCGAGTAGCACCTGCGGCTTGCTTGCCTCTTGCCGCACCGCGACTTGCAATATCTGCAACTTTCTCACCTGCGGTGATAGGTTGACCTGCATCCGCGCGGTCTTGTAAGTTTTGAGTTTTGCGTCGTTGTTTGATTTCAGCGCGATTTGCTCGCCCTTCGCGGCGCATATCGCGACCGCTTGTTTGGCGATAGTTTTGTGATTGGTCCATCATCACGCCGCGCGGAGCATTGCCTCCAAATTGAGTTGCACCACCTGTTGCCGCAAGCGGTGTCCCCACCTGCTGTGCTTGTTGAGGTTGTTGTGGTTGAGTTGGTTGAGGTTGAGTTGGTTGAGGTTGTTGTTGAGGTTTCTGCACCATCGCCGCCGCCGGATTCTTGAGAACCATTTCTTTGAGAAGAATGTCGGGATGAGTTTGATTAACGCTTGACATAGCCTTTAGAATAGGCGCGTAAGAAGTATCGCTATCATCAAACAGAACATAGTTTGCCTCTTGCAAAGTGTGTCCTTTCTTATACATGTATTCCATCGTTCCGAGGATTACACCGTCATTCATCATGCTACTATTCCATTCTATTTCGTCCTCTATATCCATTATAAGACCTCCATGCATGACGCTTTGATAATGTTAACCACATCGCGTCTTACTTGAAAATGTTTCGCTATCCTATCCCAATCTCCAATACTCATCGCGATTGCGCGAATATCGGCTGATTCAAGGTCAAGTTGTTTCGCTAATCGCGACATGTCGTTGGGGTTTCTCGGATTGAGATTCTTGTTCGCGACAGACTTCATGATGCTCGCATCCTCCCAAGTGTCATGTCTTTGAACGCGTTCCATGATTGTCGCGATTGCACCCATTGGGTCATCTTCGGAAAACTTGAATTGGTTGGGGTCAAACTGCGGGGCGAATGCAGGGAATGGTGAGAAGCCTCCACCTCCACCTCCTGTTGCGCGAAAACCTGTGCTACCTCCTTGTTCTGCGAATGGGTCGTCAGCAGAAGGTGCTTGTGATAGTTGGTCTAATGGTGGGCCACCACCTGCACCTCCACCTCCACCGTCGGGAGGTGGTAATGCACCGCCGTCGCCACCCGCACCTTCGTCCATGTCAATATGTGCGGGAACTGTGTCATAGTAGTGTGAAGTTTCGGAGTCAATCTTGTTATGCATAGAATGCATCTCCGGCGCGACACCCATCTCTTCAAAGTTGATAGGTTCGCCACCTTGCTGAACAGCAAAAGTGTTCCATCCATCAACAACGGAAGTAGGGGCGGGAGAAGAACCAAGCGCGCCGTTCACATCAATTTCCATCTCTTGTGCTGTCTTTAGCATAGACATGAGGCGAATTGCACCGTCTGTTCTGCCCCTATCCATTCCTTTTATTTTCTTCGCAAATTGACTCTTGTGAGAATGATATAAATTAGAAGAGTCGGGGTTTGAACCTATCTCTAAATGGTTCGCAATGTCACGAACTAAGTTGTTGAATTGTGTGTTAGAGCCACGCTTACCTCGCCCTAACATTGCTTGAGCGATAGGTGCGCGAGCCATCTGTTCTGCTAATCTTTTACCTACCCCTTGAGCCATTAAATCTCGTATAACATTTGTTGGGGGGCGACCTGCCCCTGTGTGTGGTATCATGAATCGCGGGTGTCGTTGCGCAACAGTCGCGATAATATCGTAAGGTCCAATTTGACCATAGAATGCTTTCTCGCGTCTTGATTGAGAATGATGTTCGGGGTAGGCGTGGTTGTCGGGGTGAGTTGGGTCTTTCTCGTTTGAATTGTAACGGCGGAGAAGCCCCCGCATCTGCCCGTCTTCCCCCGGTGCGCGTATGATGTGTTGAGGTTCAAACACATTTGATTTCAAACCCAACTCACTTTCAATACCCAAGTCTTTGTTAATGTCTTGAAACTCTTTGTGAGAATGAAAAGCCGCAGACTCCAACGCTCGCCCTGCTGTTGGATGCGGCGCGTTGTTAGCATGGAGGTTGATGATTTGACCTTTATCATTCCTAACCTTTCTCCTTGATGAAGGAACTCTCCTTGCTTCATGCGCACCATATGTGTTTGTCATGTAAGCGGGATTAAGGTTGCCGTTTTCATCAAAATACTGCTCTAATTTATTCCTATCATCGCCATTCTTTCTCTTAATATCATTGAAACGCGCGCCCGATTGGTTGAGAACATCCTTCGCGAACTTCAACGCGCTTTCTTTTGGATAACCTTGCTTCGTCAACTCGTCTGCATAGAAGCGAGCCGCCGCCTCAACAGGCCAATAACGCATATGGTCGGGAATCTCCGCGTGAGGTTTGTTGGTCTTGTGGTCTATGTGAAAATGAGACATTTCCTTATGCGGCGAATCCGGTCCGGGGAATGACATACGCACCATTGTGCCATCAGCCAACTGTTTGAAAACGCCCTTACCCTTGAGGATAATATCATCAAACATCACAGTCCACCTCTTCGTGTGTAAAGGCCATAAGCGTGTGCGCCCCACATTGTAGGGTCGTCATCGGGGTCTGTTTCAGTAGCACCTGTTGGTGCAGAAGTCATACGCGGTGCGGCGTTTGGTGTAGGCCCATCCGGTGCAGGGTCAAGAGAAGCATCCATCTTTCGCGTCAAATTGCGAAGCAATTTTTCTAATTTGGAAACAAGCCTTCGGTATTCAATTTTATCCGAATGGCTCATACGCGGTCTTGAAGCCCTACCTCGGATGTAATCACCCAAAACGCCCTTCTTGATGAACTCAAGAGACGCGAGGATAGAACTTTCATCCAATGCGGATGCTCCACCTGTCGCTAAATCGTGGTCTTTTGAATGACTTGCACCCATAGGTGTGTCGGGGAGTCTTGGAGTGTGTGTCTTTTTCGGCCCAAGCAACGCATCGCGGTATTTAGGTGCGCCGCGTATAGCATGGGGCTTTCTTGATTCTGTGGTTTCAGTAGGAATAGAAGGAGTAACAGGTTGAGTAGGCATCATTTGACGCTGTTCGCCCCTGCGCGCTTCTGCTTCTTTCTGTCTTGGGTCGGAATAATTTATCTTTGGTCGCGTTCTTCCTGTAAATTGACTTACATAACGCGGATAAGCCGCATTCATTCTGCTGTAAGCGGGGGATAACATAGACGCTCTTACACCCGCCATTGTTCCTGTTACACTACCGGGAGTGCGCGTTGCGCCGGTTTTGAGTTTACGACCTGCTTTCCTTTTTCGCTTATTTTTCACAGTTTCAAGAGTCTTAGTTCCTCTTTTCTTTCTCCCTTTAGTAGCGCGCTGTCGTGCGCGAACTGTGTCAATAGTAGTTGTTTTTTGAGGTTTATCGGTGTCGTATTTTGGAGGCTCGTCTTTTTTTTTAATGCTATCAAACGCTACATCCATTGGTTCGCCTGTCATGACACCCATGCCTTGACCGTTAGCGCGTGGATTAGCACCATCAATAGCATCAGCCTGTCCGACTTGACCTGCAAGTTCACCGGCTTCTTCGGTAGGTCGCTCTTCATCTTTGGTGTTCTGTTGAGGTATTTTGATTTGTAAATGTTGAATGCCTTGTAGGAGACGAGCGCGCTTCTCTTGCTTCTCAGCCTTCTTCGCGTTATGCTTAGCGCGCTCTTCGGAGTCTTCGCGACCAACAATGGAGTCTTCTTCTAATTCCTCCGCGCTATAACGCGGATTGAAGCGGAGTCCCGCTGTGCTACCTGTTCCGTCCCCCATCGGCATTACAACACACCACCGCACAATGATTCAAAAGACCTTTGGAGGACACTTGGTATATTGTAATAGAACAAACACACATCTTCATTCTGCTGAAACGCTGAACCGTATGAACTGAAAATAAGGTGAACGGCGGTTAATTGGTGCGCGAGTATGCTCTTAGTCTGTATAAACTTCTCACCATCGTCAACCATCATTATTTTGAATTGAGTTTCCACATCGCGAAGCACCCCCCTGTGTGTATGATACTCAGCATAGATTTGCGGAGCCATGTTGCTTACCGCGTGATGCCAACGGTCAATAACATGATGAGTGAGTTTGAAAAACTTAGGGTATTCTTCTGTGCTTAATGGGCGGCTTATCAAGAGCAGGTCATTGTCTTCAATATCATCACATTGGATGAAGGGGACATAGACCGACTTCTCATTCATCGGCTTCACCCATGAGTTTAGTGCGCAACCTTCGCCACACTTCGGGTGATTCCTTCGCCAATTCAACTTTGAGAATGTTAATGGTTTGCGCGTTGATGTTTTCGGTGACATTACCTGCGGCGCGGTCTTGTATCTTCATCATCATGTGAATAGTGTCGCGAACCTCTTTATGAAGCGAAACGATGTTCCTAACATATTGAGGGTCGTTCCTGTCAGCATCGTCAAGAAAGAAACCCAACTCCCCGTTAAGGCGATTCAAATTGCTTCTAACCGACTCCATTTCACCGCCCGCTTGAATAGCAATAATATCTGCCGCACCTTTCTGCACAATAGGTTTGAGATGATGTTTTAGGTGATGATACACTGATGATTCGGCAATATCGCCTCCAATGTCGTCAGCAATCTCTTGTGTTGTCATAGCCGCGTTGTAATAAGCCATTTCAAGCGATTCCCGCTTAAGAGATGTGCAGAACAAGCATTCGCTGTTACTACCCATGTGATATTCACCCATATGGTTGCGAAAGTGGCGGTCAGCCGTTCCTTCGCGCCAATCCTTGTCTTTATCCAATTGCTTAGCGATGACGATGCCATCCTTCATCAATTGTTCTAAACCGTCGCGCTCATCATCTTGACAAAAACCACAAGATGCGCGGGTAATTCTTTCGCCCACAATCAAGCGCAGGGGGAAACACTTGAAAATCATTCCGTTATAGACCCACTCATGCGCTTACCGAAAAAAACGCCGAGAATCGCGGGCGTTCCCCTCAACAAAACAGCCGCAATCAGCCTCGGAAGAGGCGTTAGGGATTCTTTACTTAACAGAAAGGTGGATGAGGCGGAAAAAGCGCAAAGATTAGAGATATGTCACAGTTGTGAACACTTTAGTGCGCCGCGTTGCACCCTTTGCGGATGCTACATGAACTTTAAGTCAACTTTAGCGTCAAGCGAATGCCCTGTTGGTAAATGGTCATCCTTGCGAAAACTTGCGATAAACCATTCCGGTGAAACTGAAAAGGCCAAACAAAGCGACGAGTAAATACGACAGGCTTGTTGAATCCATTGAACCGCTGTTAAACGCGATAATCATAAAACAACCAAGTGTTAGGCTGATTAACTGAACCATAATCATGTCAACGATGACAGACTTACGCATATTGCTAAAATCACTTACCGCGCTAATTAAACCGCCCGTCCAATCTCCACTTTGCATCTTAACGACCACCTGTTGCTAATCCGCGCACTAATGAGCCAAGCCCGCCGCCAACATTCTGCATCATGCCGGGGTCAGCCATCGCCGCATCCAACATTCCTTGCATACTGCCTTGATTTGCCATAGAAACCATCTGTTGAACTTGCATTTGGTTCTGCTGAACCACATTTGAAGAAGTGTTTTGGATTTGCGTTTTGCTCATAGTAACGCTATCAGCAGTTGGTAATCCTTGAACCCCGCTAAAGTCAAACTTGTAACCGTCTCCGTCTTCAATTAAGCGCGCATTTGAAAGCATAGCGTGTGTTGATACTGCAACAACGCTACTTAACAAGTTAATTAGCGGCTGAAAGTTCGCATCATTCGCTAACCATCGCTCAATGAGTGGATTTGAAGTGATAAGCGCAGAAATTATATCCATTTCGCTTGGTGGGGCTTGATATTGTGGCTGTCCCCACGGAGTCTGCTGTTGCCCCCATTGCTGTTGCCCCTGCATAGGCACTTGTTGTTGCGCACCGGGTAATCCGAGGTTAATAGCACCTGTTTGCGCGGGTTGTTGGTTGTTACTGAACGGCCACACCATGATACCACCTCACGCGTTCCCCTCATTTGATACTGTCGGTAAAGGCATCGCATTCGCGTTTTGCATCTGTTGTTGCATTTGATTCATAGCGAGTGCCTCGTAAAGCAACCTGTTGTTCTGCCCTCCTTGAAACTGCCGCATATCAAACACAATGAGCGTTATGTCATTAGCACCTGTCGCCGCGTTCGTCATATGCATGATAGGAACATTGTCGCGCTCTAACATCTTGAAGAAGGGTTGATAGTTTTGTAGTTGAGGTGGTGTATTGTCCTTTTTCTTGATAGTTTGAATCGGAACTGCTACTACCGACACACCTTTCTTGAGTTTAGCCTTTAGCGTTCCACCCTTAGCCTCTTGTTCCGCTTCTTCTTCGCGTTCCCACTTAGCAAGCATATGATACAAATGCAAGTGTTCGGGGCAGTAAGTGCCTCGCAACTTGCGCCCGCTTGTGACACCCTCTCGCGCTACAAACGCTTCGGGTTCACCTGTGACCGAATTGTGAAAATACAAGTCCCATAGCGATTTTCCTGTCTCTTCATCAACTATTTGGTCGTATATGTTACCTGCTAAGCGAATAAGATTCTCAACATCGCATCCGTCAATACAACATCGCATTGTGTTGGTATTATATCGGTATTTTCCGCCAAAAAACCACCTACGAGGTGAAAAAAAGCCTCTCTTTGTTGGTTTTAACAACCTATACGCCTGTTTAATGTCTTGACGGCGCGCCTTTGTAGGATTAGCATGTCTTGATGGGTAAAAATTGACTTGCGGCACTTCAACAACGCCCGATTGTTGTTGCATAGCGGCTTGCGCCGCGGCTTGTTGTTGTATTTGCGCTAAAGGCATGTTTGTTTGCGCCGCGAGCCTCAATAAGTCTGTTTGTGTTTGATTTCCAAGCATTTAATCACCATTTTAACATTTCAAGTAATGTTTTTTCAACATTCCACCCTATATTTGTCGCCATCATAGAAACGCGGCAAGGGATGCCCGCTTTTTGTAGTCTGCGCATCGCAGGTCTATGAACATCAAAGACTTTGTGTTCGCGAAGTCGGTTAGATTGCCATAGCATGTTTGCATTCTCGTCCCACCATTCATCTGCCTTGTTTGCGATAATCCACACTTGCTTAGGCGCGTATCTTTTACCTTTCAACCTTGTTGAAAGTTTGCGATACTTCCAACGCTTCTCAATCAAAGCATCAACAAGAAACTCCAAACCGCCGACAACATCAATGACTTGAGAGCCATTTCCTGTAATCGCGCGAGTATCAGTCATGAATACGACTATTTCCACCTGCCTATCCACCATATCATCAATCCATAGCGACCAAAAACGCTGTTGTCCCCCAATGTCGGACGAATGAACAACTCTCTTCTCACCTTGCCATCGGATTCGCTTTCGCGTTGCGTTTGGTAGCACATGACCGCCTTTTAGCAACCTCTTAGGGTGCATAGTTCGCTCTTCAACCGCGTCCATTTCACCCGGAGTGCGCATAAATTGGTCAAGCGTGGTCTTACCGACTAAAGTTGGCCCATACACGCCTATTCGTCGCGGTTTGAGAAAATTATACAATTCTTTACCATAAACAACAGCACCCATAAGCGCGCTACCTGCTAACGCTACCGCCATTTCACGAAACCCAACCTACAACTTTGTCTTTAGCCCATTCCACCGTATGTTCCCAAACGCTGTAATCAGTTCCGTATTCAAACCACGAAACGCTTAGCCCTGTGCCTAAAGCGAGAAGAATTGCAAAGAGCAATCCCTTTCCGCGCTCATAATAAGTATCAAGTGTGTTTTGAGTGTGTAATGCGCGTAATGTTGCTTCTGTCGCATCATCGCTTGGTGTCTTAAACAACCAACCCATTGCTTTCACTCCTTTTTCTTCTTAGCAAATGTTCCGTCAGCCTTTCTTGCTTTACCTGTTGCGCCTAAAGCCATTGGTTTCTTCTTATCTGCCGCATGTGTTGGTGCATTGACCGCTTCTTCTGCCGCTTCTTGCATCTCTTGTTGCAAAGCCAAGTATTGAACCACTTCGGGGTCTTGCTCAAGTTGGTCAAGTTGGTGAGAAAACATCATCTCTTGCTTTTTCATCTCAATTTCCATCTGCTTCTGCGCGAATCCCATTTGTTGCTTTTGCATTTGTCGCGACATGGTTTTCTGCATGTTAGCGAGGCTTGCTTTTTGGTCCATTGAGTCTTGAGCGAGCATTTTCCAAAGAAAATACCCCATACCCTGTAATGTGAATGCGCCCATCGTGTAAGTTAGCGCGTTTGTCCGCACACTGTCGTCAACGAGCCATAATTCTGCATCAAATACGCCGATAGCGCACCCGACCAAAATTGACACGAATGATATGAGTCCAAGTATTCTTAATTCGTCTGCGTTTTGTGGATTACCCGCCGCTTGCATAGTGTTCCCTCGGTTATGGGGTGAAGTGTGCATCAAATAAAGGTATTTGATTCACCTTATTCTTGTTTTATCGTTTCTTTATCGTAACAATAACAATAATTATTCGTATAAGACAATATCAATAAATCAAGAATTGTTCTCATCCGGTTGTGGCGCGTAAGGTGGGGTTACTGCGGGTATTCCGAATCCCCCTTGCGGTCTGTCGGAGTCAAATCTCGCATTAGGTTGCTCAACCATCGGCGGACCTTGTTGAATAGGTGTCCCTTCGCCACCCGGCGTTGGTGCGCCGAGGTCAGCAGGTCTATTTTCTTCGGCAAAGTCATAATCGTCTGCGCTCACACCGGCAATTCGTTGTATATCTCCGAAATCGGGCATTGGAGGATTGATTCTCGTTCCTGTTTCAGTAGCCATGCGCGGTTGTTCAAATCGTGGCGTGTTGTCTGCGAGAGGAGAAGGTTGACTCAATGGATTACTCGCAGTTCCGTATTTAGGAACATAAGTGTCCTTCTTCAAACCATCAACATGCGCTAAGTCATCCATGTGTTCGCGGACATTGGCGGGTATAGGCGACCAATTAGGGTGTTGTGATGAAATCAAGGCTGTTGTTGTCGCGTATTCTTCTGCAAAAGTTGGGTCATTGAGAGCATTTTCTAAATCGCTTTTTGTTTTGATTCCGTTGCGCTCGCACATCGTCTCAAACGCTAAGTTAGGGTAAAAGTGCGTCTTGAACATCTGCGCACCGAACTTCACTAATTGCTTATCGCGTTCTATCACAGGGTTCTTATCATAATTTTTGAAGTAATAGTTCACCATGTTCGCAAGACCGTTGTAATTGTCGCCTCCCGACTTACCGGCAAACATTGAAACGGGTTCTGTGCCTTTTTCTTGCAGTTGAGCAACGCGCGTCTCCTTATATTCATGAGGTGAGATACTCTCGCCGCCGATTCTGTAAATTGTTTTGTTATTCGCGCCTTTGCCCTTTCCACCGTCAATTAAGTCTTGCGCGGCTTTCTTAATGATTTTCATTTGCTTAGCGTCGCCACCTTGCTCATTGGGTCTAAATATCTCATTCAACTTCGCAAAAGTCAGCGGTTCGGATTGAGATAGATGAGGAACGCCGGGTTCTCCTTTTGATGGATAACTGAGAGGTTTTTCACTCTCCGCGTTTGCTTTAACAAAGTGCTTCAATGCTTTCATCATCAAGTAATTTTCAAACTCTTTGTCAAGATGAGTGTCAATTTTAGATTCTAATTCGCGATGATAAGGCACTTCACCTTCAATGGGTTCGTGATACGCGTCATAGTCAATTGAACCGTCTTCAAGGCGAGCAGGTATTGTAGGCATGAGCCACTTCTGCGCTTCATCGCTGAAATCACTCAGCGAATCATGCAGTTCCATACCTGTAAAGTCCTCTTCTTCTTGTTTCATGCCGGGAACTTCTTTCAGTAATTGTTGATATTCTTGACCTACGGGCAGACTTTTAATGCTGTTCATAATAGGCGCGGGAACTCCACCCTCTCGCATCTCATCAAGACGCTCCATGAACTGCATTGCGCGTTTGTTGTCGTGTTTGTGTGCTTTTTGCGCGCTTGGTCCTTGACGCAAGAAGGCAGAAACAATATCCGACTTACCGGCAAACATTACCGGGTCTTCGTCGGGGTGGTCGCGATAAATGTTACCTAATTTTTCACCCGGTCCAAACTTGCCGGGTGGACCGCCTTTTTTGGTCGCCATAACTCCCTTCTTGCCTAACAACATCTCTTTCCACTTTTTCTGCATTGATTTTACACTTGCAGGGTTGCTATTGCGCGCAAACCATCGTTCAATAGCATGCGGTGAAACAGCATGCGCATTGAAACCTTCGTGGTCATCATACATTTTCATCTCCGCGGCTGTCATCATACGCCCTTTGTGGTAATGAAGTAGTGGATTGTTGAAGGAATGGTTCTTCTTATCAAACAGGTTCTTCACATTGCTATCGCCTCCACTTTCAATGTTTGAAACTGTTTGAGAAGGTGCTATATTTTGCTCTTTGTGATGTTTATTGACTAAGTTCTGCAATCGCGAGAACATAAAATTAAGTGATTTTCCATCGCGGTCGCTCTTAGAAGACCAAGCACTTGACCCTCCCAAAGTGAAGTTTGAATCGTGCTTCAAGTCAATATGAACTCCCTCCATAATCTCATCAATGTAGTCTTGAGCCTTCTCTTTTGTATCATCATCAGCATCAATTAGTTTATCTTGCATGTTCGCGAGAAGAGATTTCAATACAGTTCTGTGTGTTCCGTTTTGTAATTCTCTTGCCGCGTTTGAAGGAACATATCTCATAGCCTCGCGCATTGGGTCGCCCTCTTCGTGAACAGCAGTTTGATAACCCATTTCATCATCCCTTGCTCTTTGCGCGTCTCGGTCTGCTCGTAGTGATTTCAAATGCCCGCGCTTTTGCTCGGCTTCTATTCTCTTCTTTCGCGCATCTTGTAGTTGAGCCGGTGATAGCACATCGGGGAATGCCCCATTATGCGCGCTATCAAACATCATCTCTAACGGCATCAACGCTTTGTTATTGGGGTCGGGGAATGTCTTTAGCAACGCTTTCAAGTTCTTATTATCATCTCGTTTGCGACCGGCAGTAAACTGTTGCCCCGTTTCGCGTTCACCATCGCCCTCAACGCCTGTCGCTCCTTCTTGTAAAGTGCGAATGCCCGTAATGTCTTTGACAGTAGCCGAGAGAGCATCATGAACATATGGTATTCTGCTCATTGCTCGTCCTATCTGCTCAAGAGTAGCATGGTCGCCGTGGTGGAATGGGTGCTTCAAACGCTCATTGAAGAGAACTTTCATTCGGTCTGTGTCTTGAGGGTCAATCTCTCCGCGCCCTAAGCAATGATTGCAAAGCCCGTCGGAACAAAAACCACCTTCAACGCTACTGTCTTCGTGTTGACAGTCGGGACACGCGTATGTAGCGTGTTCGTGGTCATCCCAAGCATCATCTCCGAACTGTTCGCGGTGATGGTCAAATGAAGGTGTGTCGGCAGGTCGTCCGTGTTGAGTAATGTAATGAGCCATCTCTTCATCGTTTTGGTCAAGATGCCTCAAATCTTTATTGTGGGTTGCAAAGTAATTCGCGAGTCTTTCAATCGGAACTGCACCATGCCCGCGACAGAAGCCACAATGAGAAGCAGTTCCTAATCTGTTGTCGTTGTTGCGCTTATCTGCGTTGATTGACATGTCGCTGTGGTTTCTTTTTCGCGCATCCTCTTCACTCATCAAACCACTTTCGTTTGTTTTGGATTTGCCCTTAGCAGGTGAACCAAACAATTTACTCATGTATTCTTCTGTTTGTTCGTCTGTTTCAGTTTGCGCGTCATCCTCTTGAGCCTTCTTCCAACCTTTCTCTTCCATCATTTTGAGGATAGCAGGTATCTCGCTAATGGACTCAATGTGAGGTATAGCGAATACACCGCTGTTCGCGTTGAAAATTGAACCAAAGGCTCTATCTCCGCCGTGACGCAATGCTTTGCCCGCGGCTGTCGTCCATTGCCTTTCAGCACCGAGTCGCTGTTGTCGCAATACGAACTTATCTCCGTATCTGTAAGGAACATCTGTTCCTGTTTTATCATATCTGCGTGTCTTGTTTTCTTGCTCATTCAGCCCTTTCGGTCCGGTGACAGGAGGTTTTACTCCCGCGCTGTAAACTGAACGAGACATTTGCCCGTCGGCTTGAGTGTAATGTTTATCCATCAACATTTCAATTAAATCTTCATTGCCTTTGTTTGTAAAAGCGTCTTTATTTGCTCGCTCATGATAAGGAACAATGTCTTCCCACATAGCGACAAGCGCACCGACCGCGTTTTGGTCAACATCCTTGACATTCTCACGCGCTGTCACCATTGCTTTTTTGTTCGCTCTTTGGAGTTTATCATTTTCTTTATACGCGTCATGAATCTTACCCAACAACTTTGAACCGTTCTTCAATTTTGATTTTTCGGGTATTCTAACATCGCGTCCTAATCTCTTAATCTCATCTTCAATTCTTGCTCGCTCTTTGGGGAATATCGCAGGGTCAAGAGTTTCTAATTCATTCTGCGCGTCAGTGTATTGAGCAAACAACTTGCTGTTTGTTTCATCTGCGAAGAATGCATTATGCTTCTTACCTAATGCTTCTCTATTCTGTGCGATTATGCCCTTTTGGTGTTCAAGTTCACTCACTTCGCGTCCGCCACGACTACCCATTATGGCTTCAACCAATCGCATTTTCTCACCGTATTTCAACGGTTGGTCGGGGCGAATGTTTGTGCCTTTCATCTTGAATCCTTCTTCTTGTAAATCGTTGTATAAATTGAGCGCGCCGGTAATTGATTGACGCTGTGCTGTGAGAATGTTGTCCTCTTCGTCTCTTGCTCGGAACGCGTTGTAATCGTCGGGGAATAGTTTAGCCATGAGTGTCAGTTGGGCTGTGTTCATTTTAGCCGCACCGACAGGGAGGAGATTTTGAGCGCGCGTTGACAAACTGAAATGCTTCGCAACATCCTTACCTTTACTTTGCTTGTCAACTATTGCTTCATACAATATGCTTCGTATGCTGTCATCTTCGTAGTTGTCAAGAGTCTTCCAATCAAGACCCAAGTATTCAGCAACGGACTGTAAATTAGCCGTCTTCGGAGAGCCTTCTCTAAAGAGATATGTCAAGTCCGGCACTTTGACTTTCATGTAAACGAATGGGCTTTTCCCACCTCGCGCGTTCTTGATTCTTTCATGTGAGTTGTTGTATGCACTCTTTGCATCTTCATTTACAAAGTGGTCTTTGCTACCAACACAAGCGGCGCAATCTCGTTTATTCTCCACTCTCCCCGTCATCAATTCGTTAGTTTGTTCACGCGTTTTGTTGAGATATTTGTCATCAACTTCGCGCGCATCAATTTTATTCTTCAACGCATAGAAAATACTTCGTGCGAAAGGTAACGCGCTCTTGCTACCGCCGGAGGACATTGCGCGTGACAACTCCTGTTTGAGTTTATCACGCTCTCTCTTTTTCGCCCTCGCGCGGTCATTTGCTTCGTCAGTCCCTTCGGAATACTCACGCATTTGA